GTATTAATATTTAGTGTCGAGATACTATTAGTTGATGTAACCTTTATTATTTGACCATCAACGACAGATGCCATAGGTGGTAACACGATTGTACCAGCTGCAAATGCCCCACTAGGGGTTAATCTCAACCACACATTGGAAGAAATGTTACCAACAGGTGCAGAAAACCCAGTAGCAGTGGGGCTAACATACACAGTAACTGAATTAATTGCGTTTTGGCTAGACTTACCTACGTAAGAGGCTAGAGTACTTGCAGACACTCTCCTAGTCTCTCCGTTAGCTTGTGAATACAATGGTAGTTGATCACCGTCAAGTATAGTATCGAGATTTGTTAAATCTTTTATTTGTGCCATAAATTAAAACTCCAATTTACCGCTTTTTACATTTAAATTTGTATCCTGCCCACTAAAAATCTGCGAAGTACCAACAAGAGTATCCCCAGCCCCAAGCATTATAGAACCGTTGGAACTAGCCACTGGTGTAGTAGCTAAAATACCCACAAGGTCTCTATACGATGAACTAGCTAAATTTCTCAAATCAGGACTTACAAGCCTACCATATGAGTTGGCAAGCCTTAAAGCTAGATTTAGATACACCGCTTCGTTACAGAATTCAGGTAACCCACTAGAGTTGTTAGTACCCAGAGGGTTTTGAGTGGTGTTAGACACAGAGTTCCAACCTAAATATACACCTTTAGCACCCCAAGCTGTCAACATAGCGTCCAGCTTCATAAGGGCTGAGATATATTGCTCAGGCTCTAGGATATAAGCCCCGTCCCCTAAAGCCAATTCGTCAAAAGCCGCATCAATTAGCTGTTTCTTAGTCCACACCATAAAACCCCTATTTTTTAGGTTTAGCCGCAGCAGCAGCCTCTTTTTCAGCTTCCGCATTTTTTGCAGCTAAGGCGTCCCAAGGGTATAAATACCACCCCGCCAAAACTTCTGCGTTGAAACTATCTTTGTCGTCCTCGTCAACAATTAAGGTCTGGTAGTGGACACCCTCATAATACACACAAGGTTCGACTTTACCTACTTTATATAACATTCTTGTACTAGACATATATTTACCTTAAAATTAAGTTTGGTTAAATAACATTATACCTGCAGCTTCGGGGTTTAGCATACCTATACCGTAAAAACAGTCAATACGATACAAAGTGTCTAAGTTATTAAAATTACCGTCTACAACGAGTTTAAAACTTAAACCGTTCTTCAATGTACCAACTAACTCGCTAAACCTACTCATCGTAGACCTTGTTTGCTCACCTGGAATAAACTTAATAGCGTCTTTTTGGAAGAACACGTTAGCTGGCGCTGTTACAGTGTTTAAAAACGTTATTAAAGCGCCATTCGCAGGTGTTGCAGTACAGTTTCTATAATGCTCCTCAGCCAAGATACCTCCACCAGCTACTGTTCTTGAAATAATTGGTGGTGTAATCTCTACAACACCTGAACCAGCACCAGCACCTGTCAAAGTACCTGATACAATACGTGTTATTCGGAAAGTTCTTAATTGCCCACTATCTTGTTTGTTTATTGGTTGTAAAGCATTGACGCCAGCAATAGTGAAACAATCGCCAACCTGTACAGCATTCCCACCAGCTTTAGCTATTGTAAGTTGTTGAATACGACTATCAACGTTGTTACGTAAAACCCCATCGGCAGTTACTGTCTCCGCCGTAGTTTTTGGTATCCAGTATTGGTTTGATCCTGAAACTGTAACACCTGTAGCCCCCGCCGCAGGTAAGATGTAGTTTGTATCACTCTCAAATAGGTCAAACCTAGAAACTCTACCAAGATACCTCTCTTGGTACGCCTTACGGAAAGTCTCGCTTGATGTGTCAGATTTACCAGTAATAACATTCGCAAAATCTTGTGCTAATGCAGGTGCGAGTAACATACGTCTATCACGTTCAGTAACCCCCAAAGTTGTTAAAAGTGTAGTAGCTAAACCTAAATCCGAAGAACCTTGAACAGAACCTGTACGTTTAACAACTTGAGAACCCCAGTTAGCCGCAGTTTGATAAATATCAAGATTTATTTTAGATAAAATAGCTTGTCTAGCAGAGGGCATCCATTCATCTTTAATGTAAGTTTCGTCCAAAAGCTCACGTTGTGAAATAGTAAGCGGTGTAGCACCTATCTCTCTATCAATTCTAACTGGTACAGTTAATTTTGTAGCACTAGAAGGCTGGCTCGTAATATCTAAACCACTATATGTTGTAACAATTTGTGGCTTTGTTACCCATTTTTCCTGTTTAGCCCTGAACATTTCTTGTCCATCAGCGTCTTTATAAGTGCCTACTAAATCCCATAAAGCCCCTTGGTCTTCGAAACCATTTATAACTTTTTCTGTAAAAGCTACCGCTACTTGTTTAGGGAAATTACTACTTTGTGTAATTGGCATATTTTATCCTTTATTATTTGATAGGGCACGTGCGTAAGCTGTCATATCCCCAGTACGCAACCCAGCCTCTAAAAGTTTTTCTAATTCTTTTGAGTTAGATGTTATAGGGTTACCCCCACTAGATATTTTTTTCTCGGGTGGGGGTGTCTGTTGTTTTACTTTGGTTACGTGTACTTGGCTACTTAGTTTACCAAGTCTTGCAGAAAATCTAGCCAAGTTTTGTATCTCAGCCAACTCTTCAAGTAACTTAGGGTTCGTACCCAATACGTAAACTAAATCCGCTGGATTGTCTACGCTATCAAGTATAACACTTTGTTGAACTTGACTAAGTCTAGAAATAACAATACTTTGGGCATCTTCAAAACTTTTACCCCTACCTGTACGTATAGAATTAGCTTCTATTTCTCTACCTCTATCTTGGTACTTTTTAACTAAAACTTCACGCTCAGTTTGCAGGTTTTTAAGTTTCTCATTTTCTTTTAAAGATTTTTGCTGTCTATCAAACTCGAACTGAGCTAAGTCAGTAGCGTATTTCTCCATAGCAAACTCATAACCTTCATCATCATATTCAAAATCAGAATATTTAGGTTTGGTAGGTTTTTGCTGCTCTTCTTTTTCGAGGGGTGGGGTAGTAAGTTGTGTCTCCAACTCTCGAATTTTTCGTTCAGCATCTTTAACAGCTTTTTCTTTTGCACGTAACGCCTTACGCATATTTCTAAACGTAGACGTTTCAACCACAGTGTCCTCAGCTTCGGCTTCTTCAACCTCCGCTTCATCAACTAATGGCTTACCATCGAATAAAATAGTTTCCACTTCCTGCTCTTGAGCCTCAGTACCACTATCTTCCTCAATTAAATCAACATTTTCAGAAGTGTCCTCAGTATATTCATTCTCAGTATTTTCTACTGGTAACTGATTTTTATCTAAATTGCCCATAATCTAACTCTCCTATATTTACTCATTACTTGTCGGCGTAACGGAAGCCGTTTTTGTGTTGTTTGTGGCAGAAACGCCGCCACCAATATCACTTCCCTTAGGCTGTAGATTTTTAATCATGTTGGTAATTTTCTCAACACGATTTAAATCCATACCACCAACAGTCTCAGCAGCTTGGGCTGAAACAAGTTCTGTTTTGGCAAGTGTTAATCCTACGTCCGCCTCGTATTTCTTAGCTTTCGCAGCTTCTGACATAGCAGAAGCCTTTAAAAACTCAGCTTGTGGGTCGGGTTGGGCGTTAACCGCCTCTTCTTGTAGCATTTTTTGTTCTTGCTCGGTAGGTGTTACAACACCAGCCCTTACAAGTTTTGTTCTGAAATATTTTCTAGCATCACTAATACCCTCACCCTCCAAATTCATTAGGGAGTATGAAAGTAAGATACTCTTGTCTTCGCCCTCAGGCATCATAGAAAGAATTGTTGTTAAGTTCTTAACAATGCTCTGTTTTTGGCTGCTTGAGGAAGCTCCAACAGTTGTTATGACATCAAAGCTAGCCCTAGAAAAATCATTTTCCAAAATGACCATGTCGTCTTCGCCTCTAGAGGCTTTTTTCAACTCAATAACAGAACTTTCACCGTCAACGCCAACGCCTTTAAGCTTTCTACCCTTCTTCGTATATATATCTTGTGCCATAGACAGCCAAACTTGCCCAGTTCTTTTTATTGAACGTGATAAATTGTCTAAATATATACTTGATTGCTCACCAATCTGATTTTGTATTAGCTCAATAGCTTTTGAACTGGTATTTGCGACTAAACGCTCCCCCTGCTCTTGGTTTCCAGCTATCTGTTGTAAATCGCTGTTAGATATCTCAATCAAAGCAGCTAAAGCAGGTGGTACAGTTGGTGGCTCTAAATAACCAACTGGGGGTAGGGGTTGGAGTTGCCCATTACCTAAGTCAACAGGCTTAACCAACAGGTATGGCGGCTTTTTACTAGCCACATTAGCCCATATATGCTCTAACCCCTGTAATTGCTCAGGTAACAGAATAGGTGTTCTAACTGTACTTGTGGCTGCGATCTCAGCTAATGTCGATAATTGTAAGTTTTTAAGCCTTTGGGCGTCTTTCAACAACCTAACCTGCCCCATTACACGCTCGACACCACCTAACACAGTTCTTTTTCCGTAAGTTGTGATTATGGGGATGTATTTTCCAGCGATGTAACCACAATCTTCTAGTATTCTAACCCCATCCATAATGTATTTTCTAACTTTACGGCGTTTTATCTTCTTAACATCAGTTTGTGAGAAACCAGTACCCAGTAACTCGTCTAAAATAGAAGTGTCCTCAGTCAATTCGTCCTCAAAATACTTGATTTCTTGACCAACATCGCTACTAAACGTAAACTGATTTTCTTTTTTTTCTTCAACGAGGTAGTACTCAACAACGTTTACTAAGTCAGCTTTTGACCAAGTAAACGTTGTACTCGAACCAAGTTCTATACTTGAAGGGGTTTCACCCCCAAACTCCTCTTCGTAGTCTTCTTTAGTCATGGGGTTGACCACAAAGCAAAATTTAGCGTCTGATTTATCGTACAACTTAGCGCCTAAGTCAAAAAACACACAACTGTCGGCTTCGTAGATAGGTTCTATGTATACGTGCTGGTTCTCAATGTCTTCCTCAAAATCTTCTGTGTCGTAGTCAGTACGCAGCCTCCAAGCACCCATACCACCACCTACAGCCTCCTCAAAGCCATTATCATAAGCTTCCTCAGCACTACTATTCTGCTCACAAGCCCTAAATAAGGAGGCGCAAGCATCAGCTAACTTACTATCTTCTACACCATCTCTTGCAGCAAATTTAACAGAAACCCTATTGTTTCTATACGTGTTTATTATACGTAACACAGACAAATGTACAGTATTACTCTCTATTTTGGGGCGGTTATTGTTAGCTTCTACATCATTTAGAAACCCACCTTCCCACTGTGAACCTCGTACAGTGTAAAACTTCCTATCCTCGACACACTGGATACGCTCCTCCCATACAGCAGAGTGTATCTTCTCCAACCTTTGTTTAGCGAGCGTGTGTACAGCTTGTAATTTATCGTTATCCACTACTAGTTACCTCTAAATAAGGAAGTTGCTTGGGGTATGTACACATCAACCTGCCCTACCCCGTCTCTTCTGATAGGATACTCAAAGTCTATGTAATACCCTAGAGCCGTTGTTATATGTTGATAGTCAGTCTCTTCTTCTAAGTATCCACTACCCTCTTTAAATGTTAAAGTGCGCAACCCTTTGTCTAAGTACTCACACTTCGAAGGGTTTACAAACAAAGAAACTTCATCGTTGTATGAACATATCTTAGCCCTCACAGCGTTCTGTCTATCCTTAATGCTAGGGGCTTTAGGTTTAACTCTACGTTCCACCTTCCACCCATTAGCTCTTAATATGTTCTCTAACTCAGTATACTCACTTTGTAACGAGTGCTTCTCCCCAGCTCTACCAGCAGGGTCTCCGTACAGAATAACGTTCTTGTTTCTATGCTCTCTATACTTTTCCACAAACTCTATAGCTGCGTGGGTCGATGTAGTACCTCCGATAAGCACTATCTCCTCTAAGCAATATATGTTGGTTTTACCATTCTCAACCCGTTGTACAGCAATTCCGCTGCTACGTGGGGTGTAGTTGAAGTCGTGAAACCATATAAGCTGCTCAGTAGGCTTTATAGTCTCTGTAGTGTAGTTATGTACACCGAAACCAGCGTATATCAAACCACTACCTAACTCAAACGAAGCCTCATACTCTTGCTTAAACTGCGTTTTTGACATAGTACGTTTAGCACTCTCAATCACATCAGGGGGGAGTATGTCGCTAGAAACCCACGTATACACAGCCCAGTCAGGGTCTTTAACGCCGTTTTTACCATGGAGCGCATACTGCACAAGGTCGTAATAGTGGTTACGCCCCTCAGGCACACCAATTAACCAACACCATGAGCGATACGTAGGGTCTAAGGGGTTGAGTGTGTCAAGAGCTGGTTTTATATTCAACTCCCACGCACCATGTTTAACATCGGCTATCTCATCGATAATGCCACCCTTCCAATATATACCCTCAATCCTCTTAGGTTGGTCTAAACCAATCAAGAAAATCTTTGAGCCGTTCTCAAACTGAACTGTCAAATCACTCTCACGTACATATACACCAGGTATTACGTTGTATAAAGATAAGTTCTTAATGTCTTCCCAGTAAATCTTCTTCACTTGATCTCTAGTAGGGGCAGCCACAAAGTAGTTACCAACAACCTGCATAGCTTTTTGTACTACGTAACGTTTAGCCCTAAATGTCTTACCACTACGTCTACCAGCAGGCACTAACTTAAACCTAATGTTGTCTTTAACCAAGGCATCCTGCACAGCATGTGGTTTTGGAGCGTGCCAATGTGTATCCATATGCTTGATTAAGCTTTCCTTGGTGGTGCGTAAAACTTGTTTCATAGTATCTTAGTTCCTCTCAGCCAAAGCTGACCCAAGTACCTTAAATGTCTCCACAGGGTCTAATGAACCATCGGTTCTTTGTTCCACAACCATAGGGGCGAGTTTTGCTTTTACATACGGGAGTAATGCCTTGGCGACATCTAATCTGTCGTGTACCTCAGGTACTACGTCAACAAAGGACACCTCTCTACTAATTTCATTACCATTATCGTCCCATAGAATGTCTATCTGGGGGTGTTTGAATGTTTTACCCAAGGCTATATCACAAAGGAAGGCGTATATATCAGTATAGCCAGTACGTGAAGCCGTTTCTAGCAATTCTATCTTATCCTTCTTAAGTACCAACGAGGTTTTAGACTTCAAATTTTAGCCCTCTACGATAGATTTAGGTTACTTAATAAGTATACCACACTCATGACACTTTGTCAAGCAAATACCTATTAAATATACAACTTTTTTTCTGAATAAGGTAGGTTACTTTGTCAATTAAACATCTACATAGGCTTGGTTTCTGAAAAACTCGGGCGTGTGTAAATGTAAGGGATTTCAAAACAAAATAATTCGGTCGAGGGTGTCATAGCCCCCCCCCTTAGTAACCTAGTAACTTAGACAACACATAACTAAAAGTTATTAAGTAACTTAGTTTCTAAAACAACACATAACTTTTAGTTATAGCTTAAGTAAGCAATTAATTAACTGTTTACTTCATAAG